GCTGGCTGCGCTGCGGCAAGCTCTGCGCGCAGGCGCTCGATCTCTGCGCTGCGGGCCTTCCATGCCTGCCACGCCGCCGCTTCCGCAGCGTCCGACAACCATGGCGCCGGGTCGTCGCCAGCCGCAACAGGCTGATCCATCCACGCCTCGAACGCGGCGCGGTCTTCAAGGCCAGGGGAACACTCCACGGGTTTCAGTTCTGCGTCGCTCATGCCGCCAGCCCCCACACGCTCGCTACCCGCTCTTTGCTGCCCCGCGGCGGCGGCGTGACGCCAGCCGGCACCCACAGCGACTTGCACCCGCGTCCGCTGGGCATCACCAGCCCGAAGGACTTCGCCTCGTGCAGATACTGCTGCGCGGTCGACGGCTTGCAGCCCATCGTGCGCGCGACATCGGCGCGGCTGATGCCGATCTTCGCCGCGAGCACGATGTCGGCCGCTTCTCTCACGCGGGGGCGCATGCTGCCTCCGCGCGCCGCGCCAGCCAGTCGGCCGTGATGGCGCCGACCTCCGGCGCCGCGACTGCCCACCGATCGCGCATCGGCGGCGCGACGATCACGCGGCACTGCGGCTGCAGATCATCGAACGTCTCGCGCCAGGACTCGCCGCGCCGGATGCGTTGCGTCAGGCTGCGATTGACGCCGAAGCGCACAGCGGCCTCGGCAGCGGTGCGGCAAGCCTTGATCTCGGCGACCTTCGCCGCGTCGAGCTTGGCCGCGGCGCTGGCGCGCTTGCCGGCGGCGATCGCTGCGCGGCGCTCGGCTGTCGACATCCGGCCCTCGCGCCCGGCGAGCTGCGCGACCTCGGCCACGGTCATGCGCGCGATGTGCTTGGGCGCGATGCATCGCGGATCGCGGCACCGGGCGACTGCGCGCTGGTCGGGCGCCAGCGCCGGGCCGGTGAGCTCGGCGACGAGGCGGCGCACCATGCGGTAGTGGCCGTCGACGTAGACCTGTGGCGAGCCCTGGGCGAAGACGCCGGTCCACAGGCGGCAGGCGCCGGCCGCGGTGGTGCGGGCCATGAGGGCGGCGAGGGTCGGGGTGGTCATGGCAGAGCCTTTTGCTGTGACGCCTCGCGCTCCACCATCCGGCGATGCAGTTCACGCGCGAAGCGGGCGGTTTCGCTGCCTTCGACGACTGCCTTCAGTGCAGACATCAGCATGTCGCTTGGCGACACCATGTCCGCGCTTTCGGCCAGCGGCAGAACAACCACAACCTCTTTTGGGTTGTCGGCCTCCACGGGGACCACGCCCGCCGCGCGAAGCGCCTTCTTGTCCTGGGCGGTCAACTGGCCGCGTGGGAACACCACAATCTGCATCACGCCGCCTCCGGCCACCGGGAAGCGTAGTGCGCCGACAGCGCCGCGAGCTGCACCGCGTCGAGTTCGTCGCGCGCCTCGTCCATCGCCAGCGCAGCAGTCTCGGCGCTGGTCGCGTTGTCGACGGCGGCCATGTAGCGGCCGATGACAGACTCGTTCGCGCCGTCGTCGACGTCAGCAGGCGGTGGCGTGGCCGGCGATGCCTTGGCCGCGATCGCCGCGCGCACCGCGCCCAGGCTGCCGCCGATTGGCGTCGGCGGCGCGGGCGTGATGTCGATGATCTCGTCGTCGGTCTGCAGTCCCATCGAGATCTCCGGCGCGTAGGTGCGGATGAGGAACGCCGCGGCCCGGTACATCAGCATCAGCTCGGGCATCGTCTTCCACTTGCTGCCGTTCTTCGACGACCAGCCCTCGGCCTTGGCCATTTCCAACGTGACCAGCGGTCCCTCGATGCGTTCGCCTGTCGACTTCTCGACGGCCCATGCCCGGCACCCGTCGCGTTTCTCGTTCCAGTCGTAGCGCAACGAAGTGAAGCGCCCGCATTGGTTGAAGCTGGCGATCAGGAACTTCGACGACCAGCCGGGGCTGCCGTGCACGATGTAGAGGTTCTGCATCACGAGCAACGGCGCGGCGCCCATGCGGTTCGCCATTTCCAACGCGACGATGCAGTTCGGCAAGTTGTTCTGGTACGCGGCCGGCACGAGCGACGACGCCGCGAAGGCTTTGCCGATCCGCTGCGCAAGTTCCCAGTTCGCGTTGTTCGTGAAGCCGGGCATGGTGGCAACCTCGCGCGCTGGCGCAAAGTCGGTGTGCGTGGTCGAGGGGTCGAGGACTTCGTTCATGGGTTCCCTTTCAGATGCGCGCTGTGCGCTTGTTGCGTGCCTGCTCAGATCGCGTCGCCCAGCGGCAGTTGCCGCCGCTGTAGCCGCGCCCGTTGTCGATCCGGTCGAGCGTCCTGCCTTCAGGGCGTTCGCCCATGTCGGCGAAGAAGTTCTCGAACTGCAGCCATGCGTCGTCGACGGTGATGCCGCGCCCACCGTAGTCGGCGAACTGCTTGTGCCGCTCGTCGAGGCAGCGCGCCAGCATCGCGCGCCATGAGCGATAGGTCGGCGTGCCGTACATGCCGTGAGTCGTCTGCGCGTTGCGCGATGCGTCGCGGCGGTAGCACCCGCACGAGGTTGTCTCGCCGCGCCGCAGGGAATGGCCGCGAACGATGGCGTTGTTTCCGCAACTGCACCGGCAGTTGTAGGTGATGTGCGGCCCGAGCTTGCCGATCTCGTTGAGCACCAGCAGCCGGCCGAACTGATTGCCGATGATGTCAATCTTCTGCACTGGATACCTTGGCCCAAGCCGGCAGGTTGATCTGCTGCACGCCGGCCGGGTAGCCGGGCCAGATGCCGGTGCGCCGGCACTCGGCGTAGAGGTTCAGCAGCCGGCGGTTCTCTGCGCGCGACTTCTCGATCACGTCGTCGCCGAGCATGTAGGCCGCGGCGGCGTGCGGCCAGGCCGACTCGACCGCGGCGAAGACGAAGCCGTGCACGCGCAGGCCGGTGGCGGCCTCGAATCCGTCGGCATACCACGCGGCCTGAAGGTGGTAGCCCCAGGTCCAGATGGCGCGTCCGAACCCGTCAGGGCTGGCGTCCTGCGCGGTCTTGCCGTCGATCAGCACGACGCCATCGCCGGCCGGCGCGACCCAGTCTGGGCGGCACTTGCAGGTCGTGCCCGTCTCGCCGTCGACCCAGAATGCCGACGCCTCGGCGTAGCCGTCGGCCAGCAGCGCGGCGACCTCGGGCAGTTGGCGCACCGCGGCAGCCTGGCGCAGCGCGGCGCCCATCGCGTCGGTGTCGACGACCTCGCGCCCGCTGGCGGCCAGATCGGCGAGCAGGGCCTTGCCGGCCGTGGTGCGGCCGTCGATGCCGGCAGGGCGGACGGCGTAACGGCTGGCCAGCGCATCCGGCTCGAACAGCGCGCAGTGCACCAGCGTCCCGTTACGCATGGCTGCGCTCGGCTCTGGCCGCGGCCGCTGCGGGTCGATCATCGCGCCGTAGAAGTGCGCCGGGCTGCGCCGCAGCAGCTTGAGGCCGGTGGCGCCGAGGGCGTCCGTGGCGTGGTAGTCGGCGGCCGGCATGTCGCGGTGCAGGCCGACGAGCGGGAGGCGTTCGGGGGCGTTCATGGCTTGGCTACAGCGGCGCCTGATCCGGGTCGGCCTTCGGCGCGTTCGACCCGACCATCGTGTAGCGCGACGGGTCTTCGATGACGATGAATACGCGCCCGCCCGCGGTGTCGGCAAGCTCGTGCGACGCAGCACTGTTGCCCATCGTGAGCACGGCCTTCACGCCGTCCTTGAACGTCACCGATTCGACGGCGGCGACGAAGCGCGTGCGGTCGTCGGTGGCGATGATCTCGACGGCCTCGCGGATGGCGTGCCGCACGTCGGCCTTGACTTCGTCGATCACGTCCTTCTGCGCCTGTTCGGGCATGCGAAGCCATGGCTTGTCGATGGCGCGCAGCTGGCGCATGGCGGCGGCCATGACTTCGCCGAGCATGAATTCGCGGGCGATGTCGCGGGCGGTCTTTTCGATGAGGATGGGCTCGTTCATTTGGGTGGCGGTCCTTGTGGTTGGTGGTACGGGGGTCAGAAAACGATCGCGGCCAGCGTGCCGATGAAGGCGAAGCCGAGCACGATGGCGACGACGAGCCCTTCCATGCTCCGGCGCTGGTCGCGGTGGTCGTCGTTGAGCGGCCCGCAGCCGGAGTCGACGCGATCGGCCATCGCCTGCTCGTACCACGCCGGCCGGTACGCATGCGCCGGGTCCGCGAGGCCGTAGCGGTCGGTCGGCACTGTGTCGACGGCCTCGGGTTCGTAGGGCTGCAGGCGCGCGCCGGGCGGCGTCGGCATGCGCCGCTTCACCGATTCGATGGCGGCGTCGAATTCGGCGTCGTCGAGCTCGAGGATGTCGCGCGCGATCACAGCCACCCCCACGCCAGCAGCACGACGATGATGATCAGCAGCGGCAGGAAGAAGCGCTCGGCCGGGTGCACGGTCTTCTTCGGCGGCACGCTGATCGGGTCGTAGTCGCTGGCGACCCAGCGGCGCGAGTGCGTGCGCCCGGACAGGGCGCTGCGGTGCGGGGGCAGGTTGTTCATTCGTCGCACTCCTTCGCGTCGATCAAGGCGCGCGCCAGGTCGTACTGGCGCAGCCCGTCTTCGAATGGGAGTTCCTGTGCATCGCCTGTGGGCAACTCGTCGTTCCATCGGAACTCGGGCCGGTCCTCGAGGCCCAGGCGCTCGGTCGGCGCCCAGGGGTCGTTGCGGCGCGCGCGGCGGATGTGGCGGGGGGCGCTCATGGCTGCAGCAGCCAGTTGCAGGCATCGGCCATCAGCCCATCGCATGTGAGCAGCCGGCCCTGATTCAGCATCGACTCTGCGGCGATCAGCGCGAGTTGCGCTTCTTCGATCTGCGCCCGGCGCTCTGCGATCTCGTCGGGCTCGTCGTCAGGCGGCGCGGCGTTGTCGTAAGCGGACTGAGCGGCGGCGAAGCGCACGCGGTTCAGCATCTCGCGGGCGTCGGTGTGGTGGCTCATGCTGCGATCTCCTGCGCTGCTGCGGCATCAACACCGCGACCATCCGACTCGGCCAGCGCGAGCAGTGACGTCTTGTGAGCGCGCCAGAAGCGCAGCGCGTTGCGGCCGTCCATGAGGACGATGCGTGCATCGTCGAAGTCGCGCCACTCGGCGAGCGAGTGCAGTTCGCGTCCGATCTGCATGTGCGCGTCGAGGATGACGACACTCCACAGCAGCCCACTGAGTTGCAGCGGCACGCGATTGATGGTGATGTCGCCATACTTGGCGCCGATCAGGTTGGCGTCTCTCAGGTTGGCGCCGCTCAGGTTGGCGTCGCTCAGGTTGGCGCCGCTCAGGTAGGCGTCGATCAGGTTGGCGCCGCTCAGGTTGGCGCCGCTCAGGTTGGCGCCGCTCAGGTAGGCGCCGCTCAGGTAGGCGCCGCTCAGGTTGGCGCCGCTCAGGTAGGCGTCGATCAGGTAGGCGCCGCTCAGGTTGGCGCCGCTCAGGTTGGCGCCGCTCAGGTAGGCGCCGATCAGGTAGGCGCCGCTCAGGTTGGCGCCGCTCAGGTAGGCGTCGATCAGGTTGGCGCCGCTCAGGTTGGCGCCGCTCAGGTAGGCGTCGATCAGGTAGGCGCCGCTCAGGTTGGCGCCGCTCAGGTTGGCGCCGCTCAGGTTGGCGCCGCTCAGGTAGGCGCCGCTCAGGTTGGCGCCGATCAGGTAGGCGCCGCTCAGGTTGGCGCCGATCAGGTAGGCGCCGCTCAGGTTGGCGCCGATCAGGTTGGCGCCGCTCAGGTTGGCGCCGCTCAGGTTGGCGCCGATCAGGTTGGCGTCGCTCAGGTTGGCGCCGGCCGCGGTCGCGCGTTCAAGCGCAACGCGAAGCGCGATGCCGCTCGCCTGCTGTTCGTCGGTGACATCGCACTCGTACAGCACGCTGTCGTCGTAGCGCGACTTGATGGCGATCTTTGGCATTACGCTGCCTCCGCGACCTGATGCGCCATCAGTTCCAAGTCGGCAGCAGCAGCGAGCATGGCCCGCGCCATCGCCCGGAGTTCGTCCGCATCGGGGTAGGTCTGCACATACATCGGGCCGCTGTGCAGGGACAGCGTGGCCTTCGCGTCGAACAGGCTGCCTGGGATGCGGTCTTCGGTCGAGATCGTGACCGAGAGATTGGAAAAAGCGATCCCGGTCTTGGTGTGGGTGCGGTAGCCGTCTGTCATGCTGCCTCCTCTGAATCAAAGTCAAGTGCCTCGGACGTTTCCAGATCCTTGCGCCCAGCCGCGGCCATCTGGACGTTCTTGACGGCCTGGCGGTAGTAGCTCGGCTTCAGTTCGGCGCCGACTCCGCGACGGCCGAGAATGACCGGGCTGTAGACCTCGGAGCCGACGCCCATGAAAGGCGTGAACACGGTTTCGCCTGGGTTGCTGAACAGCGTCACGCAACGGTCGATGACGTCGAGCTGCAGAGGGTGGACGTGCTTCTCGTCCTCTCCGTCGCGCGCCTCGCGGAAGGGCAGCACGCGCTGCATGCGGATGTCGTCCCACATGCAGTCGGCGTACTGGCGCCAGATCCAGTGCGAAAAACGGTTCTCGGTCTGCTTGCCTGTCCAGCCTCGAAACGGAAGGACGTCAGACGGCGGCACGCGCTCGCCCGCGTAGTCCATCAGCCCGACCGGATGCTGTACCGGCACCGGGTTCGTGCCCACGCGCCGGAACGTAAGAAGCTGGTCGCCGCTGGCAACACCGCAGTCGATTGAATCGGCGCACAGCGATGCGTGCGCCAGGTTCTTCTGCATCGTGCGCAGGCGCACCGCGAGCGGTTCCTTCCAGATCATCCTGCGCCCGGTGTAGCGCCACCCTTCGCGCTCGTGCAGACGGATGATGTCTCCGGGAAAGTCGATCAGCGCGTCGGTGCCGCTGTTGCTGCGCGGCACGTCCATGCAGTGAACGGCGCTGATGCGGCCCGGCATGGTGATGCGCGCCAGCTCGCGCACGACGAAGGTGTAGTGCTCGAAAAACGCGTCGTAGTCGTCGCAATTCGACAGGTCGCGCTCGCTGCTGCTGTAGTGGTACAGCCCGCCGAACGGCGGCGAGTAGATGGAGTGGTGGACGCTGCCTTTCGGCATGGCGGCCATGACCTCCATGCAGTCGCCGTTGTAGATGGCGAACTTGTCGGTCACGCATTGGTCGATCACAGCCACGCTGGCACCTCCACAGGCTTGGTCATGTTGTTGGCCCGCGCGATGGCGAGCGAGTGGTTCATCTCGGCCACCAGGCGCGAAAACATCTCGTCGGCCTGCTCGGCCTTGCGCTGCAGGTTGCGCATCACGCCGCGCTCGCCTTCGGTCGTCACGATGTCAACCCGAACGGCGCGCGTCTGCCCAAAGCGCCAGCAGCGCCGGACGGCTTGGTAGTACTGCTCGAACGAGTGCGACGGGAAAAAGGTGATGTGGTTGCAGTGCTGGAAGTTCAGCCCCCACGCGCCGATCTTCGGCTTCGTGATCAGGACGCGGGCCTTGCCGTCTGCGAACGCCTCGAGACGTTCTTCCTTGCGGTCGTCGGAGTCGCTGCCGCTGACCTGCACGGCGTCGGGTATCGCTGCCTCGAGCGCGTCGCCTTCGTCGTTCAAGTGGCACCAGACCAGCGCCGGCTGGCCGGTGTTGTTCACCAGATCAGCCACTTGGCGGCATCGTTCCTCGACCGTGCGCCTGCGCTCGTCGCGTTGCTCTTTCAGTCCAACGGCCGGCAGCGCGAACAGCATCCCTTCGGCCAGCGACTGCGCTTCGACCAAGTGCTCGATCTCGTTCAGCGGCGGCAGCTGGAATGCCTTGTCGTCGAAGCCAAGATCGGACGGCCGGCGGATCGCCCGCGCCCACGAGCACACCCAACGCCAGAACGGCTCCTCGGCATGGCCCTTGAGCCGCCACTTGATGACCTCGCCACGCATCCGACCTTGCGCGCTGTTGTTCAGATCGTTCTTGAAGAACCGATTGAGCATGTCCATGTGGCCCATGTAGCCCAGGGCTTCCGAGCTGGTGCCAAGCTCGACGTAATCGTTGGGCGCTGCCGTCGCGGTCTGCAGCAGGCGGTACGGCACCTTGCGCATGAAGGCCGTGATCTCGCCGCGACGCTGGCCGGCGAAGGACTTGAGGATCGAGGACTCGTCGCACACGACGCCGCCGAAGTCATCCGGGCTGAAGTAGTGCAGCCGTTCGTAGTTGGCGACGACGATGTGCCCGGCGCTGGACCCGTCGCGCGAGTGGGTCGCGTCGATGCCGAACTTCGCGGCCTCGCGCACGGTCTGCGAAGCCACGGCCAGCGGGGTCAGGTAGAGCGTCGGCCTGCTGGTCTTGCGTGCGACGTTCGACGCCCACACGAGCCCCATCGGCGTCTTGCCAAGGCCGCAGTCAGCGAAGATGGCGGCGCGGCCCTTGCGCACGGCCCACTCGACCATCGCGCGCTGGAAGTCGAACAGGAAGTCAGGAAGCCACAGCGGCGCGAATCCGCTGTCGGCGCCGGCCTGCGCCTTTGATTCGAGGAATGCCGCGTAGTCGCTCACTGTCTTGTCTCCATCGCCGCTGGTGCAGCGCATGGAGACACTATAAGTGCACTTCTATCGTTGTGCAAGTAGCACGCTTATGTTTTTTTCACGGCTGTTGCCGCGATGCAATCCGAGCTAGGTTCTGACGATGGCGCCTGTCAGGGTCTTTTTAGGTGGCGTGGTCGCCTTTTGTGGCGCGTCTGCCAAGCCGCGCAGCATGAGCAAAGCCGCTCGCTGCCGGCTCTCATCCAGGCTGCGGAACAGGTGCAAGGCTTCGGCCTCTAGCACGCCGCCTTCGACTCCACGCAGGGCGCCGCCGTCAGTGAGGAACTGCGGCACGACGTGCAGGTGTTCGCACAGACCAGCCAACACCGTGCCGCTGAGTTTCTTTGTCTTGCCTTTCTCGATCTGCGCGATGGCCGATTGAGAGACGCCTATGAGCCCGGCGAGCTTCGCCTGCGACATCCGGCGCGCCGTGCGCAGGGCGTAGACCTTCTGGGCAAGCGACGGCATCCATGCATTAGGGCGCCGCAGTGCGGTGTAGTCTACGGCTGGCAATAAGCGAACTGCTTGCGCTGGCCGAGAAGTGCGCTTATGATCGGCCGCATGAAGACGGTCGATGTTGTGCAGCACTTCGGCTCGCAGACTGCGGCGGCGCAGGCGTTGGGGATCAACCAAGCCGCTGTCGCTCAGTGGGGCGAGTCGCCGCCCGAGCTGCGCCAGTTGCAGCTAGAGGCCGTGACCGGCGGGGCACTGAAGGCTGGCCCAGAGTGCGACAAGTACCGCGTACCGGCTGCGGCATGAACACTCCCCCGCGCGCGATCTCCACCTCCTCATGGCGCGGGTTCGCCCACGGCTTCGCCGCCGTGGGTTTTTCTACAAGGCGATTCCGATGATTGTCGAAATCGACGGGCACCAAATACAGATCGACGACGCCGACCTTCCAATATTGGAAGGTTACCGATGGCGAGTCAAAGACTTTAGCGCCCGGGGGTACGGACCCTGCATGTACGTCATCGGCAACCACCGTGTCCTGTTGCATCGCCTGTTGATCGGCGCCATCAAGGGCCAATTTGTTGACCACGCGAACGGTGACTCGCTGGACAACAGGCGCGACAACCTGCGTCTGTGTACGCACGCGCAAAACATGGCGAACCGAAAGATGGCGCGGCATAACAGGACCGGGCTCAAAGGCGTTGAGCGGAAAGGCAATGGCTGGCGGGCGCGTATCACCAAAGACGGCGTGCGCTGTCATCTTGGGTATTTCAAAACCGCGGCCGAAGCAGCCGCAGCCTTCACCGAGGCCGCCCGCAGGCTTCACGGCGAGTTTTTTCGTGCCTGACTGAGCGCGATGCGTCACTTCGACTCTTGCGCTAGGCGTATGTGCTCAAGCAAGACGAGCTTTCTCACGCGCTCCAGCATCGCCTGCACGGCCGACCTCGCCCACGCCTGATCACTCATGGCTGAACCTCGTGATGTTGAACTGCGCGGCAACGTGACTCGCTCGTTTTTGCAGCGCCTGGACGCCGTGGCCCAGGCCGACGGGATGGGCCGCATCGAGTGGCTGGTCCCCATCGTGGAGAAAGAGATAGATCGCCGGATACATGCCGCAAGTCTGCTCATGCGAATGCTTGACGGCAATCCGACCAAGCCGGATAGGGGGACCGAGTGACCGCGACCCCTATGGGTGCGGCAACGCACAGACGCAATCCCCTGAGTCGGGGGGGTGGAATGACCGAGGCCGCCCGCATCAAGGCCGCGATCGACCATTGCGCCGCCCGGCGTGACGGGCGCGGTCGCTGGCGCGCAGCCCGCTCGCTTGAGCAGTGGCTGACCGTCGCGCACGGCAGCCGTGTCATCGCCAAGGCCCAGGCCGAGGCCGCAGAGCGCATCGGCGCGTGGTTGGCGAAGCCCCGGCACCCGCGCAAGCCCCCGGTACCGAGCGAGGCGTACGCGCCGGGCTTCTTCACCGAGCTCGTGCACCAGCACCGCTGGCCGCCGCGGTTCGTGTCGCGCGCCTGGGGCGGCGTCGAGAAGGTCACGCCGGCGCCGCACCGGCACGGCGGATTCGACAAGAACCCGCTGGGGTTGCCGGGCGCGGCGCCGTACATCCGCATGTTCGAGGCGCAGGCGGCGCAGGCGATCAAGAGGGCGAAGGCATGAGGCGTCCGGCGTTTCAGTTCTACCCCGCAGACTGGCGCAAGGACATGGCGCTGCAGTCGTGTTCGATAGCCGCTCGCGGCCTGTGGATCGACATGCTGTGCATCGCGCACGAGTGCGAGCCATACGGGCATCTCACCATCAACTGCAAGCCCATGACGACCGCTCAGATCGGCCGACACACCGGGTTGAGCGAGAGGGAGTGCGCGAAGCTGATCGCCGAACTTGAAGCCGCTGACGTGTTCTCGCGTGACGCCGATGGGGTGATCTTCAGCCGGCGCATGGTTGCAGACGAGCACTTGCGCAGGGTTCGCGCAGAAGGCGGCAAGGACGGTTCCGAGCACGGTATCAAGGGCGCCGAGCACGGCATCAAGGGGGGTAGACCGAAGAAGGCAAGGGGGGTTTCCGAACC